TGCGTTTGGGGCTGTGGGTGCATCTAAAGTTGCGGTGCCAGGAGCCGGAAGACCCATGGTAGTATTCCAACGAGCAGCGCCTTCTGCGTTGGGTCTTAAAAAGGTGGTATTATAATAATTTCCATATTTGCGACCCCCTGGCAAATAATCTTCGTAATTTTCACGACCAGTATTATCGCTAACGAATTTAACACTTCCACTCACTCGCCCATCATCTATACATATTATAACATGGCCATTACGAATTCCATTCTTGTCAGGTTTACCTCCCTCCATAGCAATAGCGTCACCCAATTGTGGCTTGTATACTCCAGCTATTGCTGGTTCTGGTCCGTTATAAAATCCACTGGCTTGCAAGGCTGTGTTAGAACCATTTGCCATACCAGAAGCATTTGGAGGGCCATATTTTCCTATACCTTCTTGGCCCAAAGGTTCGTAGCCTAAACCAGCACCAGCTATAGCGGTTGCTGCAGTAGCACATCTACCACCCCAAGCAGTATCACTAAAGTTTAATGTTCTACCGTTACCTAAAATACTTTTAGCTTTGTCTATTAAACCTTGTTGGGTTGGGTCTGTCAAAGCAGATGCTGGTTTTACTGGCCCGACAGTTTTATAAGGATTGGTACTAGTTCTACCTGTTGAGGGATTGTATGTTGCAGACGTGCCACCGCCAAAAATAGGCGCAGCACATTCTGCCCAAGGCAATACATTTTTTAATTTTTCTACAACTTCTGGTGTTAAATCTCCACCACCACCGATATTTTTAAATTTTTTATCTGTTAAGGTTTCGTTCCATCCTGCATATAAAGTATTAGTTAAATAAGGTATGTATATTTGAACGCGTCCTCTGTATTCTGGATCTTCTTGATTAACTACAATTCCTATATGATTGCCGTATACTGGATCTTTTTTCATCTTATTTTATTATACTCTGGTTATGCCAGCAAGTGGTGTAGATACTCGATTGGGATCAACACCAGAAACTGTAAAAATACTATCTGATATAGCACCTGTCGTAGCATCTAATGAATCACCAAAAGAATCAAATGTTCTTTCTATACCATCTCTCAAACCAGTTATAGCCGCTGGCAGAACTATATTAGGTGAAGGTTTATTAGGGTCTGTTAATTCTATTTTTCCGTTAAACCCATATTTTTTCATAATACCGTTAATTGGATATAGTATAGGAGCTTTAGAACCAAATTGATTTAATACACCACCCATAATATCTCCTTTTAAATAATTCATCATATATCCGTAACCATAATTACTCAATACACCACCCAAATAACCCATAGGATCATTAGATGCACTATTTACTAAATCTATTACACTCCGCACATTGGGAGGTAAAAAAGAAGATAAAGTGTTTACCGGATCTGATAAAAAATCTCCAACCGGTCCTAAACCGATATTAAATGTTTTAAGAAAATCTGATATTTTAACTGACTGAGAAAATAAATTGGTATACATAGTTATATCTCCTATAAACAAGGACAATATATCCAAAATTAAACAAATAATATCCAACGGAACTATACTATCCAATAAAGTTAAAAGCCATAACATTATTGGTTGCATAATAGCGTCTATCATGGCTACAAATTCCTTTATAGCATTCAAACAACCTTGATAGACTTCATTTATCATTTGTGCAAATGCTGTAACTACACCATTAATATAATTGATAGCATATTGTATGGATCCCAATATATTAGCCGGCAATGCTAAATAAAGTTTGCCTTTCAAAACGTTACAATATTTCTCCAATTCTTCCGTAAATTTGGGATGAATTTTATTTAAAGCTTGTTCTATCAAAGACGGTGTATGTTTGGTAGATCCAGTCATAGGATTAATAGCAACACGATCAGAATTAGAAACCATAGTAACCCCAATATTACCCACATCTTCAAAAAATTTTGATTTATAAGCTGGAGTTTTTTTAAAAGCTTTTAGTACACCCTTGTGAAATTTATTTTTAATAACAGCATTTCCTCTTATATGCATATACATCAGCATATTGCCGGAAATTGTAATGGGTTGATCTTTTTTATTAGAATTTACATCAGCAGATACGGTCATTCCTACTGCGCCATTAGCATTATATAAAAGATATACCCAAGCAGCTAACAAATTTATATTTCCCGGGCCACATAAATAGGTATATATAGCCAATATATCATTGGCATCTAATTTAGATGCAATTGCCATCTCTGATATATTAACCGTAACATCTCCTCCTCCGCCCGGAGATGTAGTTTTATGTTTACTAGCATCTGCAGTTTTAGTTGCAGTTGCAGCCGCTTCTTTTGTTACACCCTTTGGTTGTGTTTCCGAACCCTTACCTAAATTTCCAGTAACAGCAACTGTTAAATCTCCAGAACCCATTCCTTTCAAAGCCAAATCATTAGCAGCAGCCAGATTGTAAGATGATGAAGCAGTGCCAGCATTTGCCATGGATGCTGCTATAGCATTAGAATTAGCCATAGAAACAGACGCATCGTTAACTTGTTTACTAAAATTATTATTTATAATTGGATTTATAGCCGGTATACTAGCATTTTGTACAGGTTGTATTTGATTTTTACCCACAAATCCACTACCTCCGTTTTGTCTAGCAACTTCACTTTGAATAAAAATGTCAGAATCGGTAGCCATAAAGAGATTATTGTGTTATTATAATATAATTATGGTTCATACACAGTTTTTCCCTCCTATAGGTCTATCGGGTGCAGCAGGAGTAGGAAAAGATACATTATGTCAAGTAATACTTGACCTTTTTAAAGAATGTCCTGCCAAGAGATATTCGGTAGCTGGAGATTTTATTAAAAATGATTTGGACCAGTTGTTACAAAAAACCATAGGAATATCTGCATTTACAACAAATGCAGAAGAAAAAACAAACATAAGACCGTTATTAGTAGAGTATGGAAGACTAATGAGAAACCAAACTAAGGGTAGATATTTTATCGAAAAATTAGAAAATGATATTAATTTCGGCCATCAGTGTATACCCATTATAACAGACATTCGTTATGCAGAATATGAAAGAGACGAATTATTTTGGCTCAAAAATGAAAAAAATGGATTATTGGTTTTTTTAGACAGGGAAGGAATAGAACCGGCAAATGAATTTGAAGAAAAAAACAATATTTTATTAAGAAATAATTGTTCTTTATATTTTAAAGTTCGAAGTGCAAGTGATTATATATCTGTATTAACTCCAATTGCTGAAAAAATAATTAAATCTTACAAAACATTTACCACTTCCCTATTGGACAGTGCTCAGCTTTTAAATATGTTTTAACAGACAGATAGCATCCGCACTTAGAACATCTCTGAGAATTTTTGTCAAAAAATTCACAAGTCTTACATATATCTAACCGTTTTTGGGCTTCTTCATTACTAATTTTAAGATCATTTCCTTGCACAACACTAATTGTATTTTTCACTAAACTAGATCCCACATTCTTAGCTATTTGAGCATATGAAGGCATATTACTTCCTTTGTTAGAAGAGTGTAATCTTTTTATTTTAACTTCCTTCAAACGATGGCTTAAATATTCAGGATTCATATTATTAATAATTAGTATCTTCTTCGTCCCAGCACTTGTTAAAGCTGTCTATTTTTGTTGCAACAACATCAGTTAAATATTGTTCTTGTGTAAAAAAATGTGTTACTTTTGTTACGAACCATTGTCCTAAAAATTTATCGTCAAAAGTATTAAATTCGTTTGAATCTGTTCTATCCACAAAAATAAATTTTCCAGGTGTACGGAAAGTTAATCCCTCTGCTTGAAAATACAATCCTTGATTTAAAAAAATAGAATCTTTAATCATTTGTATTTGAGGAAGATTAGAAGGCCCGTGATTTTGTACAGACAACCTATTAGATATACTCAATCCTTTACTTTTTGTTTTGTTGATATTTAATAACAATTGTGGGGTACCTTTACTGCCACCTGTGAAATTGTATAATCCTTTGGAAGCAATTTCTTTAAGTTTAGTAACCACATCAATTGCCCTGTTACCCGTATGGGTTATACTATATTCTCCTGTAGAAAAGTCATAATGATGCAACGGTCTGTTAATTATTCTAGCATCATCTACCGCAGCCATAGGCGTAAATTTATATTTTTTTATCAAAGAAGCTCTGCCTGAGGTAAAATTTATTATATTAGATTTGTCTGTATCAATATTCGCTCTTGGAATATATACATTTGATGTAGATTCTAAACCATCTTGTAATATCAATCTTTCTATTTGTTCACCTTTACTAAAATAATCTGTTAAAGATAACAATTGCCATTTTTTGTTATTTGTAGAACGACCAAATCTTAAAAAAACTGGTCCGTGATCAGATCCTTTTGTAAAATATGATATATATTCCAAATCATCTATTATATTGGCATTTGCTGGTGATGTATACATCACAGCCGCTTCAGAAGCTGCAGCCAAAGATCCGTCTGAATTCCAATTCGAATCGTCTATATTGTCTATGGATAAATTTGGTTTATCTATAGAACCATTATTATCATAACCCACCCTATAATTGCTTAAAGCTGTTTGATTTTCTAAACCATTCCCAGCAGCAGCCTTAATAATAGAAGCCAAAGCCATATTTGCGTTCATAGTTCTCTGTTCATCAGGCAACTTCCAAGGAGTTTGGGAAATTTTAGCTGCTGGGCCGTGCGTTGATGTAGACCATGGTATATTTCTTTCAGAAAATAATTGATATTTTTCATCTATAAGATATAACTTTTTGCTTTTTCTGATACTATTAGGCGAAGGCAAATCTTCAATATCATATACTATAAAATCATAATTAATTTCCCAATTATCTTTGGGCACCAATTCAGTTTTATCTAAAACTGGAAATATTTTTATATTAATTTTATTACGCCCATCATGTCTAAACAAATAAAGAGGGTCTATTTTATCTGCTACGGATTGTGATTGAGCTTTTCCGTCTGCTCCGGCAGTTCTCCTTATAGTCTCTTTGGCTCCTCTTTCTATCATCTCAAAATCATTTTTTAAAATAATCCAACCTTTAACCCACCAGTTAGCTAAAGTTTCCTCTATGACTAAACCATCAACACCTTTAAATGGAATGACAAAAGGTGTTTTATTAATCATATTATACATAGTTATACGTATATTATAATACTGGTCCCTTATCAGAGCTAAAGATGAATTGTCATTAGGCATATTATTTTAATTAACATTCTCCACAATCGTTACAACCCTTACATTCGTTAACATTATTATTTAAAATTGTATAAAATTGATTATATGCAAAAGTGGCTGTGCAAGATAATTCTACACCCTCTTGGTGGGAATAATTTAATCCGCCCAAACTAGTTATAAAAGCATCTGTGTATTCAAAGGTAATAAGTTTATTATTATACTCATCCATAGTTACCACCTTAATGGTGCTGGTATAATCTGACATAGGATTTTTAAGAGCTTCATTCTTTTTAAATGGAATAGAATTTGTGGTCAATATATCTGTATCGGAAGACACCGCATTGTTAAACAAATTTAACCATTTCCATAATATATAATAATTTTGATATCCGTTATCTAAAAAGAATTTTAATTCTAACGGTGGATAATCTGGCCGAGAAAAAGAACTTGTTTTGTAATTTTGACCACTATAACCTAAAGACAATGAAGGTACACTTACGGAAGGTGTAGAAATACCATACACAGAAAATTCTATTTTATCATCGTGAAGATCTTTTTTTAATACTGGGTCGTATATTTTTTTAAAAATAACCGGCAACCCAAATAAAAACATGAATTTATCATTACGAGATTTATTTAATACAGATTGATTCATAATTTAAAAAACTACTATAGGATATTTATGTTCTTCTACATTGGAAAGTTCTTTTACAGAATTTTGATTTCTTTTATTTTCTATTTCTTTGTCTCCGTATATTTCATTTAACCAATCTGTCATTTCCAATTGAGCATTTTCTTGAAATCCATCATTAAAATCACCTCCAACATATGCTAATGGAGTAAAGTTGTTATTAATCGTTCTTTTATGTATTGTAGAAGCACCGTAAAATAAGGGGCTCTTTTTTAATAAATCATTATTATCTGTCAAAGGTCTAATAGATAAAGGTCTCCCCTGATCATCTGTTGATTGAATATAAAAATATTTTTCTACTATATTAGGATCCAATATAAACAGAGACCATATCAAAGCAAATACTCTATCATCTAAATCGTTATTTGTTCTTTTACTGTAGGTATAATTAGGATGTTGTACGAAATTATTCATTTCTATTAACGTATCAAAATCATAAAACCTCAAAGCATTTAAAGAATTTGTCCAATATCTAAAATTAGTAGTACCTCTATATTTTGTATTTGTGTGGCTGTGTATGCCCAACCGTTGATCGTTTTTATATTGTTTGCTAACACCTTCTGCATAATAAGAAACTATATTTTCATAGTTGTGTATCTTACCCAAAACATCTAAAACCTGTTGACCGCTGTTATTGTTTTCTACTAACACCGGCGGTCTGCCCCAATCATTTAACAAACCCATTAAACGCGTACCAAACAAATACGGACTTATTTGATTGTTAGAATAAACTGCCACTTGTTCTATATTATGTAGATCAGACACGTCCAAAATCTGTGCAACTGTGTTTGATCTTCCTATGCCTTCACTAACGTCTACACCAACAACATAAAAATGATTTTCCATTGGCATGTTGTATATTTTGTATGACCCATCGTCTAGAGCTAAAATAGGGTCTTTACATTTAGCTTTAAGTTCAGCAAGTAAAGCAGAATCTACTACAGTTTTACCCGAAGCATGAAATTGGTTACCAAATTCTTGATCAAAATCTTCCTGTGATCCTAATTGAGCTATAGTGGATTTTTTCCACTCTTCATTGCGCCCCGGAACGTCCCACCAATTTACTACTTCCAAATTCCATTCACTGCTTGGCTTCTGGGCATCCTCATACAATTCGTAAAATTTATTGTCGGTGCCATTAGGAGTACTAATAACTATAATCTGTGAATTTTTTGAAGATGAAATAATAGGAATAGCACTCTTCCACAATTCTTTCATAACTTCATTAGGGCAGTGAGCCATTTCATCTATCAAAAGAAGATTACTCGTCGAACCACGCGGACCAGCAGATGATGTGGTACTAACCTGAATAGCCGATCCATTGGCTAAAACAAAACCATTTTTTCTCCAAGATTTAACACTAGGTTTCAAATATAGCGGCAATTCTTCAAATGCCATTTTTACTCTTGAAAATATTTCTTCTGCAGTATCTGCTTTATTAGCTACTATAGTAATACGTTTATCTTCAAAAAAACATACCAACCAAAGAGCATACATAGTTATGCAAGTACTTTTGCCTACCTGACGACTTGCTAATACTACATTAAATCTATTACTTTTAAAAGATTTTAGTAGTTGTTTTTGAAATTTATATAATTCAATTTTAGTTTTACCTTCATCCAGAGTTATAATATAAAAATGATTTTCAGCAAAATGCAAAATACTTTTTCTGCATAATTTTAAATCTTCGACCATTTCATCGGTCCACTTTAAAGAAGCATTACCTCTTAAAAGGTTTTCGTTACCTTTATAAAAAGAACCATCAACTAATATGTCTTCATTATCTACTTCTTTTACAATTTTTTTCGGCATATTACGATATTTGTTTTTGCAACTCAGATAAAACTAATCCCACATATTCTGGTTTAAGTATTTTTAATGTTTTATCTCTGCTTATGGGAACTGTGGGATTAATTATTTGATTATATAAACAAATCATCCACCACAGATTTAAAGTACCATAAAAATCATATGATATTGAATACCAGGTATCTTGAGATTTTGTTAAATACTCTTCTTCTACTTCACTATTGTTAGCAGGAAACACGGATAAATTTCTTAAAATATTAAAAAATCTCAAACCATCTTCCGTTTCATATACATTAAAATAGTTTTCATATTTGTATATACTATTAGAAAGTTCTGATATATCTATTTTTTTCATATTTTATCCTCCCAATTTTCCAAAACCAGCAGGAGCTACCTCTGGCGCATTTGCTTGGGCATTTGTACCACCCATGGGAGAACTCACTTTAACCTTTTTTCCACCCATAGTAGCTGCAAATATATTTGCACTTTGCGGTATCATTTCTTTTAATGTAATAGATATCATATAAGCTTCCGGTATCAACAATGGAGTGTCACCTACATACTCTGTGAATTCTTTCATTAATCTTACAGTGCCGATATTTTCTATACTCAAATTTTCAACACACGCCATAGGCATATATACACCTCCTCCTCCGTAAGATTCTACTTCATACACACAAGGTGGTACATAAGATATTAAAGAGGTTCTATTTTTTAAATTTTGATAAGAAAATAAATTTACAAAACAATAATTTCTAAAAGTAGATTCTACAGATACTGTATTATACAAAGGAAAGGTAATGTTTAAAGACATATTAGCTGTCTGATCAAAACTTTGTATTTTTTCTACACCAAAACCAGGTGATACAGCTCCTGCTATTATACCCCCTAAAGTACCTAATACATCTCCAGCAGTTGAATTACTACCAGCATTTCCACTAGAAGATAAGGGTTTGCCAGTTTCATCTTTCCAAGAATTAGAAATTCTTCTTAAATTACTACCATTGTTCAACAACCATGGTAGGTGATATATAAAATTATCTGTAGTGTTTTCCGTTACATACATATTAGCATACGGATCTGATATTTCCGCTGCCAATCCAGCTAAACCACCTGCTTGATAAGCTCCAGCTGCTTTTTCTCCGAATTTATAAGTGTTAACTAATGTTCTAGCTAAGCCTCCCATGGCTAAGGTTTTTTCTCTGAGTATTACAACCGGTACTTCTTCTACATCACTTCTATTTTTCCAGTCAAAATCTCCATATACATTGATCGGGTTATTGTTAATGGGTTTAAGTACAGTGCGATTAAATACTTGAATGTTATCTATAGATGAATCTATATTAGTGCGCACCCCTACAGTGTCAATTTTAAATAAGGGATTTGAATTGCTATTAAAATGTGATAAATCACTCATATTATTCTTGTGTAAGCATTATCTCTAACCCACTCTAACCTACTATAGCATATTTCATCCCTATCTGCAGAAAATTTAATATGATCATCAAATGATTTTTCTGTAGAATTATTATTTACTATAATAGGTTGTTGAGGTTGTATTTGTTGTTGATTTTGAGAATTTGTTTTAATAAGATTTGTTATGTTAAAAGATAATACATCCAAAGCGGCTTTTAAATCTTTAAATGTATTATCTATAGCACCACCTTTTTTCATGGCAAATAAGTGATCGTCTTGTGATGGTCTAATAGAAAAATTATCTAGAGAATTTGGTGATTGATACGTTAAAGAATTAAATTGTTTAGACAAGGAACTATATTTAATAGCATCAGAAAACAAATCTACACCTTTAGAACCATCCAATATAGGAATACTTGGGGTTTTTAATTCGTTAATTTTATCGTTTAATTCTTTTACTTTATTTTTAGCACCCTCATCTCTGCTAAATCCTCTTTCGCTTTTTAATTTTTTTATTTGGCCTTCTAAACCTTGTATTTCTTTCTCTAGATCTGCTTTCTCACTTTCTGCAGTTATGCCATAATCTTCTGTAGTTGTAATCTTAGACCCGTCTTTAAGTTCTTTATAACGTTTAGCCTTATAACTTCTCGCCATTTGATCTTCCATCAAAATGTTCTTTTCTTGTTCTAAACGTTTAATATCTGCTTTATCTTCTGGGGTTTGAATCGTTGAATTTTTTAAAGTTTCTAGTTTAGAATCTATTTCTTTGCGCCGTGCTATATTAGTTTTGCCTTCTTCTTGTACCTTATTATGATCTTCTTCATTATATTCAGTAGGAAGATTTTTAATAACTTGTTTTTCAACTTTAGATAACTCTCTCTTAGGTACAGTTGCTATAGGCTTCTGTGATTCTGTGTCGTCATTTTGATTATAGTCTACTCCCAATAATTCCGCAAACCATTTACGTATACCCATACCTTCTGGTATAAGAGCAGACATATTTTTAAATATATTTTTCTTTAAATTATTAGCCAAAGATGTAAAAGAAAAATTAGTTTTTTTGTTTCCGTTAGCATCTGTTGTAGTTTGAAATGAATCTACAATACTCAACAATACTCCAGCAAAAGAACCAAAATAAGGTACTTGATTTAATGTTTCTAAACCTTTGCGCATATTTGAGGGCGATAACATATCTGTAATACCCTCTGTTAAATTTAATATTGTTTTAACAAAACTTGTATTTTTTGCCCAATCCCACAAACCTTTAACCCAACTTCCCAACATAACAGAAGTAGAAGCAAATCCACTTTTTTCTTCTTGGTAATCTAAAAATGCATTGAGTGCTCCGACACCAATAGACAAAGCTGTACCGACACCAGGGAATAGCCCAGCAATACCAGACGCCACATCTAATACACCCTTTATAACTTCTCCATTTTTAAAACGATCCCAAGCACTTGCAAAACTCATTACAGTGCCAATGAGCGGTAAAAATTTTAATTTACTTCCCACTTTAGCAAACATTCCAACACCTTTTAAAAGCATACTACTAATGTTTATACTTTGTTGCTTTACTTCTTCTTTATTTTCTCCTCGAGTATCTATAAATGCATTTAAAAGACTCAAGCCAATGGAGATAGGCGTACCCAGACCTGGTATTAATCCAGTCAACCCAGCTGCTATATCTATAGTTCCTTGTATTATGTTACCTTCTTTAAATCTGCCATAAGCATCTGCAAAACTTATTAAAGCACCTATTAAAGGAATCCCTTTAAGAACAACTTTTGAAGTTCCCTTTAAGATAGCACCAGCAGCTCCTTTTAAAATTCCTTTAAACATCCCTCCTTTAGTTATAGCGGCAGCTGCGCCTTTTGCAGCTCCTTCTGCGCCTTCATCTGCTAATCCGAGAAAAATACCTTTGAAAGAATTAATTAAATCGTCTCCCATTCTTCCCAGAAGTTCTCCGACATTTTTAAACATGCCACCAAATTTTAATTGTAATCCTCCTATTGTAAAAAATTTACCAATAGCGTTAACAGTTCCTTGCAATTGTCCAAAAACTTCGGCTGCTTTATCACCAAATTTATCTCCTATAAACTTTTTTATTTCAGGCCAAAACATACCAGCAAGAACAGTAGCACCACCCACAGCGGCTAATAATGCAGGTAAACCGGTTACTAGACCAGTGATAAAATCCATTATCCCACCCTTAGGTCGTTGATCTTGTATTACTACATTATCTAATTCTTTTTTATCTTCTCCTTTTATAATTTCATTTATTTTGTTGGATATAAAATCATTAGTTGAAGCAGAAAACGATATGACAGTTTCTTTAGGTCCTAATGTTTTCTGTTCTTGACCTATTTCTTGAACTGAATTTGTTTTGTTGGTAGATATTTTTTCTACCAAATTCTGTAAATTTTTAATATTACTTTCTGAATTTTTGTATAATATATTAGATATATCAGTTAATTTTTTTGATGTATCTTTGTTGTCAATGTATTTAGAAAGAAAATTTAAATCTTTGACAGGTTCTGTTTTTTCTTGAGTTAATGGAGTAGATGAGATTGTTGGTGTTTTGTTCTCGCCAACAACTGGAACTGCAATATCCTTTTGAGGTAAAAATTGTTGTTTACCTTTTTTAATTTCTTCCTTTAAAGAAATTAATTCTTCCGATATTTTATCCGCCTCTTCTCTATTTTTAACTAATCCTTCTTTAAAGGATTCCATTTTATTGAAAAGGGGTAATAAAAATTTACTTTTAAAATCTTGCCTTAAAATATCCGTCTGATCTTCTCCAACCAATAAATTGAGTAAAAATTTTTCTGCCTTAATAGGCTCTCCTAATTTTACAAACTTATTTAAAAAATCATCAAATTCTTGACCAGACATATTAATATTTATACGTCTAGACGATTATTGAGATTATGATAAAAATAATAAATTATCTAAACTTAAAACTTTAGTATATTTTTTATCTGAAGATTCTACAGTAATGAATGAATTAACCGATTCTTTCCACTCCGTAATCTTGGTCAAAATGTTTTGAATGATATCTCCGGTCAATTGCTCCGTTAGTCTTATTCTTTGCAGTACAGTCAAATTATTGAATTCTACTTCCTGCCCTGAAAATATTATTTTTGAAATATATTTTGATATTTCTCCTATAAAGGCATTTGATAATATATTGCCCACTTCTTTAGGATCCTTAATATCTTCTACTTTTTTGTAATTTGTATACAATTCTTCTTCGTATTTTGATTCAATTATTATTGAAGGCACCGATAATTCTACGCATATTTCTGCATCATTTTTAACAATTTTAATCTGTTCTGTTTTAGGTTGTTTATAATTTTTAAAATTGTTCAAAACATTTTCCAAAATTATTTCTTCCGAATATAATGGATTTTCGTTAAATGCAACATTATATTTATTAGAAATTTTATTACGTAAACTTATACCAATAAATATTTTATCAAAAACTGACAAAGAATTTATGTCAAAATTAGACACAATATTTTCTTTTAATATATTATGGAATTGTTTAGCAAATTGTGTTTTATATAAAGAATCATCTGCCAGAGTTTCTAATAAAAGTTTTTGTTGTTTAGCGTTTAATTCCTTGAAGGTCAAAGAACTTCCTAAAGAAGGCACATACGCTTCTACTACGAATGTATTAGTTAAATCTTTTAAATTTTTAAGAATATCATTAAAATTAGTAACAGTATTTTCTTGGCTCATTTTTTTATATTTATTATTGGTGTTTATTATTGCACTTCACTATTCTTATTATTATCCTGTTCTATAAAATGATTTATATAGTTTTGTTTCATTACTGGAGACATTTTATCTATGTCTGTTATAGTAAATCCCTTGTTTAATAAAAAAATATTTTCTATCATTAAACTGTTTTCATCATTGGCGAAAATAAAACGTATTATGTCTTGTATGGTTGAATTATAAAATTCAAATTTATAACTTTCAAACTCTTGTAATTCAAATAAAGGCATCTCTGATATTTTTTGCAAAAGAGAAATGATATTTGTTTGAATCATATTTTTTACAGATACGGGCAATAAATCAAACAATTCCCCCCTTTCTTTAATTCCGAAAGATTTAAAATTAAACATCTGTCCTTTAATTTTTAAATACTCAACAAATTCACACATTGTAGATAAAAATTTTTCTGTGTTATCCTTTGATATCAAACTTAAAAAGTGAAATTCTCCTTTTAAATCCGGCCATTTTAATTTAACTTCAACATCGTCACTCTCTATAGAGTCAAAATCATATATTATTTGGCCTATATCATATATATTTTTTAATAAACTATATAAATCAAATTTTATTTTTTTCCTTTTTTCTTCTTCATCTCCCACAGTAAATTCTAAAAAAGAACCTATAGAAACTGCTCTCAACCGAACAGCGAACATTAAAAATTCTACAATATCCAAATCATTGATATTGTTTTTGTTTTTAAGAGTTGATTGAAACAATTCCAATAAAACCTCTTGATAATCTGTTCGATATTCTTGAGATGGCGGTAAAGTTATATTAATTTTAGACAATACAGACTGTTCGTAACAAGTTAATTCTCTAAAATTTAAAATTGTTTTAGAGAAAGGAAATTGTAAAGCATATGGATAATATTCCATACGTTTAATTATCGCTGATCGTATAATAAACCAGGCGTATTAGCATCTTGTATATAATATTGATCATATACAAAATCCACAGATGTGTATTTCATATCATCTGTCATGTAAGAATATTGTTCTCCCTGTATACTCACTGGAACCAAATTAGTAAACCTATAAATTTTCCTTACAGCCGGTGCCATTCCTGCGTATGTGCGCGACAAAAAACATATGTCGCACCAAGAACATTTTACATTTTTGATACTGTTATACGGTCTTGAAACTAGCCCGTAATAGGAAGACAGCACCAACCAAGGTTTTATTACAAAATCAACAAAAGATGCATTGTTTTCCACAAATGTAATATTTAATTTTGAATATTTACTTCGAGAATTTGAAGTGGCAGGTGCTGTATAACCTCCGTAATCTAATCCGTTATTACCAGCATCAAATCCGTCTCCTGGCAAATTGACTTGTTTAGCAAAAACACATCCCATTAATTGATCCGCATTCAACTGTAATTTCCAGTCTACTAATGTATCGAGAGTGTTTTTATTTAATTGCCATCCCGCTGGGCCCAATACACTTTCTTTAGATTGTAATTTTTTTTGTATGTCTGATCTCAGTAAACTTATTTGACTTAAATCAAACCACATGAACCACTGACTGGCAGAAGCCAGTGCAGTGGGCCATTCAGATAGCAATTGAACATATGTCTCATACGGTCCTGAAGTAGGATACACCATATGATTATTTATCTCAACAAACTAGTATTAACGTACTCTCCAGTATTGATATGCTATAGTGGCTGGCACTGTAACTATCTCACCGGCTGTAGTAACATTTAAAGTCATGTCACCCAAAGTAGTTATATAACAACCAAATAAGTCATAAGTGCGTATAGTTGCTCCTCTTTTATCCAAAAGAAGCAATGTAGTTACACCTTCATCACCAGAGGGTATGCCATAATTACCAGTACTAGAACGATCATCAAAAATACTAGTCATCCAGTCTTCCATTTTATCACGTATGCTTAAATCTGCAGGCATACGCATCTGTACAGACCAGTTGTTGCTATTAGGATATTGCACGGTTCCGGGCACGTTGAAAGAAAGACCCATGTAAGGGACCGCAACGTTGTTGATTGATTTGCTAGGTAATGTAGCAGATTCAATATAGAGCAAATCGTCTTGACTAAAGAAATTGGCTCCTCCGAAGTTGATTACTCTAAAAAGATTTTGTCTAAAGAAATCTTTTCTAGAAGCTACATCGTAGAAATTAGCTATGCCTTGTTGATTGAGTATTCCAGCCATATGTATTATTTATCCTTAAATTATTATTTTATTGAATTAATTTCCCACCAATTCATCTAAATCGGTACCAGTTCTAGTAGCAACGAAATCAGCAAGAATAAATTCTGCAGATCTGACTGGTTGTATATATACTGCCAATCTCAATTCATTGTTATCTATTACTTCAGAAGTATTATTTCTTTCATCGCAAATTAAGCGATAATCATAAAGACCCTCGTAACGTTTAGCTGCCTCAAAATAAGGTGTCAAACGAAGAACTACACGATTGCGTGTAGGAATGGTGTTAGGTTCAAACACAAATTGGTTTAAAGTATTTGATACTTGTTTTTCTAAATGTAAGAAAAGATTTCTAACATTCAATCTATCAAAAGCACTTTCTGTACGGCTAAATGTTTTTTGACCGTAAATAGCAACTCCATCTCTAGGATAATCAACTATAGGATTGAAGAAATTGCGATATAATATATCACGCTGTCTTTGATTCGGGTTAATAGCCAATTCTTTTACTCCGTGTAATTTGCCGTAGTTGAAACCAGCAGGTGCTGTCCATGGTCTAAAGTTTTTAGCATGGAAATGTGCACGCCCAGCAAACCCAGAAGAAGGCAACCATACAAATTGGTCAGAAGCATTATCATACTTTCTAATCCAGTTCGCATAAACTGTCATGTAACTGGAACCTTCTGTGTTGCCGTATAGATTACGCAACGGTGTAAATATGTCTGTAGCAAAATCAAATGCTTTTTTGCTATCTACACGGGAATTGCGACCTTGTACGAATATATATCTTAAAGGATCTGCTATAAAAACATGGTTTTTACGACTTTGTGCAAAGTTTCTAAACACATTAACAATTCTAGAGTAAGAATCCCTCAAAACGTCTGGTACATCATAATATGCTTCATTTTTAGGCACAGTTTTTAAGTTGAGTGTATCTACAGAAACTGTATCATCAAAAGAACCATCAAATGATGCCAAGCTAAGTTCTGCTGCTTTTGTACCAGCGTTAATAGTACCTAATCCAGCTTCACACACTACATCAATGTTAGAATTTTCATTTTCTGTAAGTTCGTACATTTTTAAAGCACGATCTATTTTAAGTTCAAGATTACCAATTTTTTTATCTCGTGTAGCTGTTGTTTGGATATAAGACCCAGCAGACCATAAAGCTTTAGTATCATCGGCTATTCTTACCTTTTTTATTGCCTTGCCATAAATATCAGTCCAATCCTTAGATTGTGAAATATTAGGATTGATAGCTAATCTGATACGAGAACTTTCATTGTTTTCTAATTTTGTTTCTAAATTAAATGCTACCAATTTTCCGCCTTTAGAGTCAGTTTGAGTTCTCTTATTATTAAGTGATCCAACATATGCCTCTGCAGTTGAGTAATTGAGTGTAATACCATCTGGTAAATTTGCAGATGTATTTAATTTGAATAAGAAAAGTTTAACACAATCATCATATTCACTAGTAGAAAAATCATAAGAAGGATATCTAGAGATTCTTTCTGATATACTAGAAAATGATGAACTTGAATAAGGTTCTGTAAGAGGGAAACTTAATCTGTTTTGAGGCACAGAAATAAAATCTTGAGTATAAACCGTTGTGCCACCAGAACCAGTGCTTTCCTTTACATTATTAACAGCTTTTACCTCTTTAATAGATTCAAAATTTGTAGTTGGTGTATCGTCTGAGTTATCAGTCAAGCCTATATAAAACCCTTCATACAATTCATTTACACCCAACTTGTCTTTGTTTACTACAACAATACCAGCCTTATGTATATCTTCTAAATTGTTTACAGTAAATGACTCTGCAGATCTTAAAGAATGGTATTTTAAATTATAATCAATATCATCAGAAATTGTTCCGGATACATAATCTTCATAAGGTGTTGTATTATTAATTATTGTAGTAAAGTCTGTAGTAAATTGATCAACCCAAACAGTAGGAGCACCTTGATATTTTCCGAGTTGATTTGTTAAACCAGTTTTATTATTGACATCCAATTTAATATAATCCTTCAATCTATCAATAAATATACCATTGATATCATAATCGGAAAGACTGCGTGTCAAATAATGTTGATTGGTATTTGGTACTGTCGGGGTATACCAACCGGGTTCTGTCCAAGTTTCAATGTCCGCCAAATCCGCTGGATCATTAATATTTAATTCTGTAACAATATCTAAGAAAATACTAGAAGCTACTAAAGTGTTTAACGTAAATGTCTGTGCATTTAATGAACTGACATACCCTACACTTGAATTCCAATTCACATTATTTTCTTTAATGTAAGTTTCATATTCTCCGTCACTTATTAATATAGATTTGGGAGGCAATATGTAATAAGCAGAAGCTGAAGATAAGTCTGTACCGTGTGGCAATACAGGGAACAACAATGCACTATAATAATTTTGAGATCCGTCGCCACCGTTAGCTCCGTATGGAAGTCTAGTCACTTTTACTTCTGGCCCAGAAGCCAATAATTGATCTACAGTATGCCACAAATATCTTTCTGCTGCGTTTTGCGGTAATCCGAAAATGTTTTGAAATTCAGATGTACTTTTAACGGTGATTATTTCGTCCGTAGGGCCTTGTGAAGCAAATCCGGTTACGACTGCAGTTGGGACAAGATCTCTATCTGATGATCTTGCGGTCAAATCTGTTTCTATGATTTGAACACCGGGTGATTCAATAGTTCTTGGTGATTGGATTATTGTTGTTGCCATAAATTTGATATAAAAATATTTATCCTATTAAAGACCCATTTTGAATATTTCGATACAAAGGATAAATATAAATGATAATATGAAATTATACGAACAATTGTGTTTTGATCTTCTTAATGAATATCAAACAACCAATCCAACCAATTCTAATATAAAAACATTAGCTATCACAGAAATATTAAAAAAGGCTAATGTCACAGATCAGAATGTATTAAAAGCTATAGCGGATATATTGGATCAGGACGAAGATAAAAAACAAACAAACACAAATGTTCAACAAACTGCGACCACACCAACAGGAGCAGTAATTCCACCAGCGACTAGTACGCCCGGAATTAAATCATAATTTATGCACAAAAAGCAAAAAACAAAAAACAAAACAGAAAATTCAAATACATACATTGAAAAATCGAAAGATGAATCTCCTTATGTCTTTCAAAGAGAAAAAGTTGGATTTGAATTTTCTATTAAAGAATTACCTTGGACAGAAAAACAAAAACAATTAATAGAAATTATTAAAGACAAAAATGCCAAGTGTATTTTAATAGAAGGGCCGGCAGGCACATCTAAAACACTTACAGCAGTTTACGGTGCTTTAAATCTATTAAAATCTAAAAAAATATCAGACATAGTTTTTATCAGAAGTGCTGTTGAAAGTGCGGATTCTAAAATCGGTTATTTGCCAGGTTCTATCGATGAAAAGTTTGAAGCTTATATGGTTCCATTTATGGAAAAATTAGAGGAACTTTTAGAAAAAGGTACTTTAAATCGTTTGCGTAATGATGAAAGATTTAGTGCAACGCCTGTAAATTATATTAGAGGATTACACTGGGCAGCTAAAGTTATTATAGTAGACGAATGCCAAAATATAACTTTTAGGGAATTGATTACCACTATTACACGTATGGGAGAATTTTCAAAAATTATATTTTGTGGTGATCCTATGCAATCGGATTTGGCAGAAAATAAATCCGGGGGGTTTTCAAAAATATGTGATATTTTTGCAGACGAAGAGTCCAAAAAACATGGTATACATTATTTTCAATTTACAAAAGACGATATAGTCAGATCTGAATTCGTTAAATTTGTAGTAAACAAATTAGAAAATGAAAAAGACACTTGGAAACCTAAGAGTGGGACTAAATAGTATTATGAACGATCAACCAGAATATCAAACCCTTTCAAATAAACCTATTGGATGTATATACTGTGGTGCTACAGTGATAGGAAAAGTGGTACAAAGTGGACAAGGCGAAAAACAAATACGTTGGCAGTGTGATAGATGTGGCAATTTAGTACGCATAGGAAAGGTTTAAATGAAACTAAACGAAGTTATAGAAGAAATGCTTGGTGCTCCTGGTGGTAAACAATACACTGCGTATAATGAACCACCAAGAAAAGACTTCGTTCCATATTCAAACAAAGCAGGTTACAATTATCCATACCAGCAAAACACATCCGCAACTCCGGCACCGGCAAATGCAATTTCTCCACATATACCAAGTATTCCGTGGCCGTTAGAAGGTGTGACTGAAGACCTATCAGACAGTTATATTTATCTGTTGACAGCTGGCAATAAAATTAATCAGGCCCTTAAAAACAACCCTTCTTTATCACCCACTCAGCGAAAAGATTTAAAAAAATATTTAAAACTTTGTAAAAATGCATTGGATATAATTAAAAATATAGGGGTTAACGTAATTAATAAAGCAGAATTAAATTGATATTCCCTATTTAATTCTATAAATTAATATCAAATGAAAAATTTGATAAAATCTTCACTTTTAGTTTTGGGTATTTCTAGTATAGCCGGATATGCCTCTTATTTGTTTATTGGTAATTTTTGGTTTACTTTTAGTTTTTTTGTTATACTGCAATACATTTTATATTCCGTATTGTTAAATGTTATAACCAATTATTTTAAAGAAAAAACAAAACAAAAAGAATTGGACAAATTAGAAAATCTATCCACTATTTTGGACTGCGCATATTGTTCAACCAAAAATGTTATGACGTTTATTCCAGATCAACACGAAAAAATACAATTTAAATGTTCTGGTTGCGACAATAACAATTCAGTGATTATTCAATTTATAGTAGCACGCACCACAGAACCTCTAGAAATCAATTCACTTTTACAGAAATAATATGCAAACACAAACACACACGCAAACAAACAATGTTAAAACAACATCTCCGTTGAAAAAAATATATGAAGAGGCTGGGTGCTTAGCTAGATGGATTGCTCTATACGAAGCTGTTAATCTTATTGCCGATAAAGGTGAAGAAAGGGGTAAAAAATTAGATGAAATTGAATTTAAACCTCTTGATATTAAAGATTATATTAATGGCGTAGAAGATATTATACATCGCAAAATATTGCAAGATATGTATAATATTCACATACATCATACAGACAACACAGAAGACCAAGAAGTGTTTGCGGTTTAATACTCTCCGTAAACACTAGTTCTGGTGCAAGCAGATTGTTCGTAATCAAAATTTTGCTGTGAAAGTTGTTCTATTACATCATTATCATTTGCAGCAACATTACCCTCTCCTGCACCGGGACTTTGTGGTTCATGACTAAAGTCATATCTTCTAGCTTTAAAAAACCACATATAATGCCCACCTAACGGATTGATTTGAAATTCATCAATAACTTCTGTCAGTTCGTATACAGTAGCACCTCTTTTGGGATAATGTATACGGTCAGAACCAAACTCTGTCAATTTAAGTAAATCTCCTGCTTTGGGTTCAGTCCCTGCACCGAAAATAAATTCAAAGGGTTTTGGATGTATAACTCCATTTAAATCACTATCAGCAACTATGCCAAATTTTGATAGTAGATAAGCGTCATTGTTTAAATTCAATAAAACAATAAGTTTATGTGCATCGGCAAAACCAGCATCTGGTTGTTCACCGTATAAAGCATAAGCTGAAGCAAGTTGTGTTAAATTAGTATAATATTCAACCTCCTGCCCATATATGTTTATAAGTTCTAGATTCCAATTATCAAAATTATTTCTTTCATTGGAATTAACAGACTTATTTAAATAACGAAGAGTCTCCATATTATTATTTATCTGGATTATATGTTATGTAATAACTGTCGCCTTTTCTTTTAATAGATGCACCAGTTCTATTGATATTTTTAACAAAATCTTTATTTTCTTCTTTTTCAAAATTTAACCCATAAACTTTTGCTATATCTGCAGCTAATAATTCAGATATTTTTTCGTTTTTGGAAATTTTATTTTTGAGCAATGTGGTAATATATGGATGTGCTTTTTGGGGATTTTTTGAATAAGGAACCTGATTGAGACGTTTTCTGTTGAACGACCTTATAGGAGTTTGTTGATGTTCTCTTGTATGTGGTGTCGAAGTAGAAAAAAAAGTTTTAAAGTCCATATATTTATTTATAAAAAAAAACTCCGTTTGTCTATTAAACAAACGGAGTTAAATGTTTTTAATATTTAATAAATGTTATTTGTTGTTGAATAAATTTCCAACCTTAACACCGTCTACTTTGTTATTTTTACCAGTTAATTGTTTACCAGCAGACTCAGATTCTTTTTTAACTTCACCGTCATGCCCTTTGTTTGATGTGGGTACTTCTGCTTTCTTTTTAACTGCAGTGATACCTGCTTTGACTACATTGTTTTTACCGGTCAATCCGCCTGTAAGTCTTTCCTGATCGACTAAGGCATGGCCAAGAGTCTCTGCATCAACGGCTTCTTCTTTTACTTCTTCGCCTTCTTCGCCAAATTCATTTTCTTCTTCATCGGCATCATTAAGTAATGTTTCCAATGCAGACACTGCAGATTTTAAATGATCTAAAACAGCAGCTAAACCTTCCTTTTCTTCTTCATTTTCTTCTTCCCCTGATTCAGACTCTTCTGACATTTCTTCTTCACCACCGAACTCATTATTTTCGGATTCGTCTTCATCAATAGCCCAACCAAATGTTTCTTCTTTTAAAATTTTATTATAAAGTTCGTCAAAAGGATTAACTGATTCACTTTTAGTTGTTAGTTTTTCTGGTTCTCCGTCACACTCATCACAAGAATTGTCCTTGTCTTCTTTTGGTGTTTCAATGTCTACGTTTTCAGATTGTTTTTTAGTATCTTCTGCTTTTGGTGTTCCAAAAAGATCGGCTCCGGGTTTTGGAACAGCGTTTTTTACCACTCCTGTTTTGTTGACATCTTCATTTAATACATCGAGATATTTTGCGACTAGTGAATCCATAATATTATTTAGTTGTAATTATATTTACCCAAGATGTTTCCCTTTCAACATAAAATATTATATTCTGCATCTAATATTTTATTGGCCTCTATACTTAAATCTAATGTTGGTATTAATTCATAATTGCCTTCCTTGGCCACCCAAACAATAAACAAATCACCTACTTTGTATGGAGTGTTTTTTTCTAAAATTAATTTATATATCCACAATTGTAAACTATATTTCACCATTTCACAATTTTGTAGATGTTTAAAGGGTTCTAATAGAGTTTCTTTTTTATATCCTTCTGTTTTTATGTTTTGATTTGTTTTATAATCAAAAATTGCTAACTCTCCAGTTTTTTTATTCAAAGACAAATTGTCTATAGTTCCACAAATTTTCGTATCTACGTCTCCTATTACCAATTCAGACTTAACCATGGTATATGTTTCTTTATACCAATTATAAAATTTTAAAAAATTTGATATCATGCTTAACATTTCATTTTTATAGTTTTTAAAATCTGTCAAAACGTTCATGGTGTTTTTGTTTATAAAAAATTGTTTTGCCGCCACCTCATCCAAAGAGGTTTGTTTTCTCGCCAAATAATTTTCTGCAAATTTATGAAATTCAGTGCCTTTGTGGCAAGAATATTCCTTTTTATAATCCCATTCTGCCAGCACATCCTCAATAGATACACCGCGCTTAGCTGCAATAAATCTTGCAGGCCCTTCTCCCTTAAATTCTGGAGTATATTTTTTTAATAATGTTGTTACGGAACATCTTGCATTATTTCCATCTATTTTATAAGAGTGATTTTTATCTATAAAAATTACATTTTCAAAACACTCTTCCAATTTTAGTACGTCTATCATATATTGTTGTTGATCTTTCCTCTAAAAAATATTATACTTTAAGTATGAAAAAATTACCACTAGAAATTAATAAAAAAGGATTTGTGTATACTCAGATTAAACGTGTAAATGACGTAGCAATATATAAACAAAAAAATTTAGATATTGCGGTGAAAAGTGAATGGTTTGAAGTGATTAAAATTAAATCCCACAATGGCATGACATTGGGCGGCAATTATATACCGCCATCAGAAATGTACCCATCTTCAACGCAATGGGGAGTATCTGGATTTACTTATCAAAACCAAAAAGATGCAGAAACAAAATTTAAAGAAATATTATCCGATAAATAATATGTTATGAAAATAACAAATAAAAAATTAGACGAGCTGTATAATGAATGTTTAAAGTTGATTAAAAATAAAAAGTCTAATTTTTTTGTTTTACGAAAAATGAGAGGATCCGTAGGATTATGTTACGAAAACGATCACCTAGAATTTGATTATAGAAAAGACATAATACCAACAGCATTCCATGAATGCTTCCATCAATTATATCCAGAATGGTCTGAAACAAAGGTAAAATACGTAGAATCTCGTATAATAAATTATTTGCCTCCAGTTAAAATTGCAGAGTTTTTATTATTTTTTAGTAAAAAATTATATCTATCAGAATGTCGTAAATCACTTGAGTAATCTAGCAAATGGGCATTTAGATTCATTTACTGTATACTCTTTTTTTGTTCGAAAGTGTTTTTTATAAATATCAAAAAATACAGATGCTGCTTTAAACCATTCATTTAATAATTTTGAATGATCTCGTTTGAAAGTTGCTACAAATTTCTGCCTTTTGAATGGTATTACTTGAATCATTGGAGTTCCTTTAGGTATCAACCCCACAAAACCTTTCTTTATCAAAAAGGGAAAATTAACTGGTATGGGAAATTTATCAGTATCTACCAAAGCACTCATACATTTAAACGGTAATTCTTCATGATACTGAGGCTGAATAAATATACAAGACCATCCTTTAGGTGTCCTCAGTGTCCATAAATTAATCCATTTAAAAACTATATCTTCATATTGTGTATCTAACGGATAATTTATTAATTGTTCCATTTTATGCATTTCTGCAATTTTGATATGTGTCAAAGACCATTTTAAATTTATACCCTCTCTGCCGTTTCTATCTGTAATTCTTTCTACCCATACATCACAAGGTAGAGGAATGTGATAACCTGCAGACATACAATCTATTACAGGCAAACATTTTTTTATGGTTGATGTGGGATCATTATTTTCGTCCACGGATTTTTCACCTGTGTAATAAGAAGGAGTATTTTCTAGCCAGGAAGGCATATTTTTAATAGCCGGGCACGGTTTTTCTATATAATCTAAATACTCCGGTTTAGATGGATAAAATGTTAAATTTATATCAGGATTAAACATATATCCATATTCAAATAATAATAAAAAATATCAACTCTTGCGTTGATATTAAAAATGAAAAAACTATAATTTATTACATAGAATATGAGTGTTGAAACTCTAAATATATAACACACCAAACATGAAAAATACGCTATACAAAACACTCGCTTATATCTTTTACTTTGTAGGAGATTTATTATGGCGTATACCTACAGAATTTACATACAGTATGTATCAAAAATCGATGCAACTTTCTATAAATTTTGACGAAAAAATTGGATTTCAAATTTGGAAACAACCCTCTAAATAATATGATTTTTGAAGAACAAATCTCGCGCAAACCAAACCACTATTCCTGGACAGAAACCTTCATAGAAACCATGCATAATGGTTTTTGGACAGACAAAGAATTTAATTTTAAAGCAGATATACAACAATTTAAAGTTACTCTAAACGACCAACAAAGAGAAATTGTTGTAAGGACGTTGTCAGCTATTGGTCAGATAGAAATTGCGGTTAAAACATTTTGGGCAAAATTAGGGGAAAATCTACCGCATCCCTCATTGTCAGACCTAGGATATGTGATGGCAAATGTTGAGGTAATTCATAATAATGCATATGAACGTCTTATATCTGCCTTAGGTTTAGAAGAAGTATTTGAACAAAACCTTAAACTTGATTGGATTCAAGGTCGTGTCAAGTATCTTAAAAAGTATACACACAAGTATTATAAGGACTCAAAGAAACAATACCTTTATGCATTGATCTTGTTTACTTTATTCGTTGAAAATGTTTCGTTGTTTTCTCAGTTCTATGTGATCAACTGGTTTGCTCGTTTTAAGAATGTTCTTAAAGACACCGATCAGCAAGTGAAGTATACTCGCAATGAAGAAAATATTCATGCCTTGGTAGGTGCTAAAATTATCAACACAATCAGAGAAGAGTACCCGGATCTGTTTGATGAGGAATTGCAGTCTAAGGTTTTAGACGAAGCACAGGAAGCATTCAAAGCAGAAGCAAAGATTATTGATTGGATGGTTAATGGAATTAAAGAAGAAGGTCTTAATGCAGATATTCTTAAAGAGTTTGTTAAGAATAGAATCAACGAATCTTTAGAAATGATTGGATTTTCTAAAGCTTTTGAGATTGATAAAAAAATTATTTCATCTACAATGTGGTTTACAGAGGAACTTTTAGGTAACAATATGACGGACTTTTTTCACAGCAAAGACACTGGTTACTCTAAGAAAAACCAATCATTTTCTGAAGACGATTTATTTTAATATATGACAAACAAATACGAATGGCTAAACAAAGATTCACGAAAATTTCTCGAAAGAGGTTATTTGTTAGAGGGAGAAACAGCAGAACAAAGAATTAGAGATATAGCAGAAACAGCAGAACGATATTTAAATTCAAGGGGGTTTGCAGATAAATTTGAAGATTATATGGCTAGAGGATTTTATAGTTTAAGTTCTCCTATATGGTCTAATTTTGGAAGAGACAGGGGCCTTCCCATTTCTTGCTTTGGTTCGTATGTTGATGATCACATGGAAGCTATTATGCGTAAGGTAGGAGAAGTGGGTATTATGACTAAGTGTGGTGGTGGTACATCAGCATATTTCGGAGCAGTTCGGGGACGTGGTACTAAAATTTCTTCCGGTGGTGAATCAACAGGTTCTGTACATTTCATGGAATTGTATAACAAGTTAATGAATGTCATTTCTCAGGGTAATGTTCGGCGCGGTTCATTTGCAGCATATCTTCCGGTAGATCATCCAGATATTGAAGAATTTCTTAAAATTCGTTCAGAAGGACATGAAATTCAGGACATGTCTATTGGTGTTTGTGTATCAGACGAATGGATGAAATCAATGATTGACGGTGATAAAACTAAACGTAAGATATGGGGAGAAATAATTAAAAAACGTTTTGAATCTGGTTATCCTTACATTTTCTTCAGTGATAATGCCAATAACCAAGCACCTCAAATATACAAAGACAAGGGATTGAAAATTAACAATTCAAACCTTTGTAGTGAAATTATGCTTTCAAACGAAGACGAAGAATCTTTTGTGTGTGATCTTTCTTCTTTAAATTTGGAGACTTGGGAAGATTGGAAAACTACCGATGCTGTGGAGATTTTAGTTTATTTCTTGGATGCAGTAATGTCTGAATTTATTGAAAAGACAGAAGGAATGAAGTTCATGGAAGCGCCTAGAAAGTTTGCTATGAATCAAAGAGCATTAGGTGTAGGTGTTCTTGGTTGGCATTCTTTGTTACAATCCAAGATGATTGCGTTTGAATCAATGGAAGCAAAGATACTAAACAATCAAATTTGGGGAGATATTAGAAAACGTGCTGATTATGCAACACGATTTTTGGCACAGAATTTTGGTAATGCTCCAATATATGAAGGAACCGAATACACTAGAAGAAATACAACAACTCTTGCCGTTGCACCCACAACATCATCTAGCTTTATTCTTGGCCAAGTATCTCCTAGTATAGAACCACTTAATAGTAATTATTTTGTAAAAGATCTTGCAAAAGGTAAATTCACATTTAAAAATCCTCATCTCAAAACCCTTTTAAAAGAAAAGGGTAAAGATGATGATGATACATGGAAATCTATTTTGGTGAAGGGAGGATCTGTTCAACATATAGAATTTCTTTCAGAAGAAGAAAAGGATGTATTTAAAACATTTGGAGAAATTTCACAAAAAGAAATTATCATTCAAGCAGCACAACGCCAGAAATATATCGATCAGGGTCAAAGTTTGAATATAATGATTCCCCCCAACACTAAACCAAAAGAAGTAAATGAACTCATGATCTTTGCTTGGGAACAAGGAATTAAATCTTTATATTATCAACGCAGCGCAAATCCGGCACAAGAGTTAGCAAGATCTATAATGACTTGCAAATCTTGCGAAGCATAATAAATATCATTATACACACTTTCAACAGAAAGGAGAAACACACACATATGGCTAAAAACGCATACGAAATTCGTTTAGAAGTTCTTCAGATGGCTCATAGTGATGAATATAGTAGATATCATCATAAGCTAGATACCATTCGCAATAGCGATGGTTTCTTGGATGACACTAATAGTATTGATATTTTGACACCAAAGACATCAGACATTATCGCAAGAGCAGAAGAACTTTATAAATTTGTTGAAGACAAAGGTCTTTAATAATTGAGTCGAACCCTAAATCCTCTTGGGCCACCAACCTGAGAGGATTTTTTATGGCAAAAATAAATTTGGAGAATAAATATTATTGGTTTTAGTGCTTAACAAGGCTAAACAAAACATACTCGCTTAATAAAGGAGAAATAAAATATGACAACATTAACAACATTAACACCTGGACATTTTTCGTCCACAGAGAGGGTTTATCGCCAGTTACCTGCTCTGTTCAATGACAACTGGTTTAACAATGTATTCGGTGAATTCGAAAAAGCTTTCGACGTTCCCAATGCAGTATATCCCTACAACGTAAAAACAGTTAAGGACAAAAACGACGAATTAAAAGAATATGTCGTTGAGGTGGCCTTAGCCGGAGTAGGTAAAAATAACATCGATGTAAAAGTCCGAGAAGGGCATTTGTACATTGAAGTATTAAAAGAAGAAAAAACAGAAGATAGTATTAATTCTAGTTTTTATGTTAAAAGAGGAATTAGTACGAGGAAAGGGCAATTGTCATTTTTATTAAATGAAAATGCCAATGTCAAAGAAATAAAATCAAGTTATATTGACGGATTATTGCGAGTAACCGTTCCTGTAACTCAACCAGAGGTATTAAATATCGACATTAAAGTCGACTAATACTTTTAGTCTTGTTAAGCCTAAAGACCACCAATAAAGTCTGTCTTTAGATACCTCAAACCCCTCATATTTTCATTTGGGTCAAAAAGTCTTTCACCACGCGGACCCACTACTTTATTAGGGTTGAATAAAATTAAATCTATATATTGATCCAAAGATTTGTCGTCAAATCTTTGTCTTAAAGCATTTTGTAAAAATTCCATCAATTGTAATCTTAAAGCTTGCAATTGAGAAACATCTATCACTTCTCTGGTTTGCCTTTGAATATTTTTTGCTTCCACGGCTTCACTATCCGCTTCATTTGCAAAATCTTTTAAATTATTCAAATCTTCTGCAATCAATTCAGCCTGTTCAGCGATATAACACAATTCTTGTTCTAAAAGAACCTGCTCTATTAAAAATTTTAACTCCATAATATGTATATACTATTTATACTTATTATAGATTAAACACATTTTTTATTTTTTTACTTAATCGAGGTACATGTATAAATTTCAACCTAAAATGTGCTGCTTCTAAAGATAATAAAAATTTCAATATTAGTGTTTTCATATTTTTTTATAATATAGATTTTATCAGGAAAACTCAACAGATTTTTACTTAAAAGAATCATCCCAACAAAAAATTACGTTTTTAAATTTTTCTAGAGTTCGTACTAAGTTGTGTCTGATTAATTTTTGCCAAATATAATATCTATTTGCTAAACCACCGCCCAATTGAGATATGTAAAAGGTTTTATCGGGACGTTTTTCAATTATTCTTTTCAATTTTTCCAGTTCTTCAAAAAATACAGAAGAATACTCTTCTGGTTTATAAAAAGAATTATCTTTGTTATCTGGAAATTTTTTAGTAATAAACCCAATTGCGTGTGGATGATCCCTCAACTTTGCAGCACCACCATGTCCCCGTCTCTCTAGATTATCACCGAAAACAAAATAGGTATCTAGATTATTATCTAAAAATTCTTGAGTAATTTTTATATCTTTATATATTGCCATATCACTTTTCCATTTTTTTTAATTTGGTATAATAATACGGATCTTCTATTAAATGATCCATCGCTATTTTTTTGGCAGTAAATTTAGAATCTGTATGTTCTTTTTCAATCTTCAAACCCATCATAAGTTCTTTTTTAATGGTTTGCAATTTTACTTTATGTTTTTTTGCTATATCTTCTAAAGTTTTATTTTTGGCCAAACCATTTAATATGCCTTCTGCTATTAAATTAAATTTTTTCATGCATATACTTATCTCAAATGGCTCATTTGAGATGTTTACGGTGTATATATTAGTTTAATCATGTCCGGAAATAGCTTCTGCGTTTACCAACCACCTGTATAAATTCCGTTATTAAAATTTTTCCAATTTTTAATCGGCTCAGTTAAATCAACACCTAACCTTTTTGAAGCAAATCTCAAAATACGCAAGTTAGGCCAAGCCATAGGTCGCACCTTAACTATTTCTTCCAGAGCCTCAGTAGGTGTTTTACCTTGCATTACCCAAGCTATAATGCCTATTGCTGTGGATCTAGAAACGCCAGCAAAACAATTAACACCAAGATTATGCTCTTTATTAGATTCCACAATTGGTTGTAAAAAAGAAATAATATTATTGACATGCTGTTCTTTTGGTCCTAGTTCTTCTATGTGTCTTTGTATGTATACGTCATTATCTTCATCAGACCAATCATAAAAATATTGTACAAAATGTGGAATTTGTTTTTGAGAAAAATTTTTTTTCATCATTCGAATTTTTTTTTGATCTGCTTCATCCACAGCAGAAATCCAAACGGTTTGAATACAATCTTTAAAAGAAGTAGAAACCGCAGAAGAAAGGTCGGTAATTATAACACTTTTAATCATTAAAATCTATTCAAAAACTGATTTAAATCCCAACTATAAACACCATGCTCACCATTTTCTAAAACGGGACAAGTTTTACCTCTCATAAAATTATCCCAATCATTATGGAGGCTGCTTGGTAAATTAAAAAGAATTTCACTTTCTTTGATATGACCACCATTCAAAGAAATTTTTTCCAAATTTTGAATCCAATTATTCATTTGATTAAAAATAAAGCTCTTTGAGTTTCTTGGATTACTTCTTTATAACTTGAAATAATATTATTTAAATGATCCTTATCAACGACTATAGGTTTACCGTGATTAGTAACAATTATTTTTTTACAGTCAATAAAATTGTCGTTAACTATATAACCATATCCATCCATTTCCCATTCATGATGTAAAATTTTAAACTTAGAAATAATTTTACCGAAATCTTTTTCTATTTTTTTTTCCTGTGGACAAAGATATTCCGATACGATATTTTCATGACCCGTATACGGTGGAATTTCATCGGTTTGATTAAAACTCGCCCAATCTTTCATAGTAGTCCAATCAAAATTATCATAAGAACCAATTATATCAGGATAAGGTGGCATGTATTCGGGTAGATCGGGAGGAAGATCAATAGAATCTACATAATTAAGATTTTGAATATTATCATCTGCAATAGAACTTAAATTTACGGTGATAGCACCTAAAGGATTATTCTGCAATTCAGAAGAATCCCAAAAATGATCATTGGAAGTTTCTAACCCAAATTTTGTTATAAACTCCTGATCTGAATGACTAAACAGATAATCGAGTTTTTTAGTTTCTTCTAATTTATTTTTAGCCTTAAGAAGTTTTACTTCTAATTCCAATTCTTCTACACGTTGTTCAAGATATTTCATAACAGTCTCCCGCATTATAACGTACCCATGTATTTCTGTCAACTAAAATTTCTGTCAATCCTTCAGATTCATCTTCTACATAAAAAGAATAACGTTTAAAAAACCAAAAACCCCAAACGTCTTTGTGGTATATTTTCATTTGTATTGCTCAAGACCTTTCTCTAAAAGATCTGAAATAACCTGATTAACCGAAATATCTTTATCACAAGATTCTTGAATAAAAAATTCTATTAGTTCTCTGTCAAGCTCAGATAAATTAATGTCAACCGTAGAAAACTTTTCAAGTAAAATTCCTCCATCAGTTTCTTTAATAGAGAACTTATCTCCTTGCTTAATATTCAATTGCGCAAGTTCATCTTCTGTAAATTTAACACAGACATCTCCTGTTGGTTCTATAGTTTTTTTAATCATATTAATTTTTCTAGTAAATCTTTTTCGTTACAAATAAGGTTGCAATCAGTCCAATCTCTACTTTGAAAGCTATCTTCGTATTTGTCATCTAAGACAGTATACATAGTTTTGAGTGCTTTTTTAGTATCATTACTCAATTTAGATTTCAAAAGAGCTAGAATGTCCTCAACGTCTTTATCATCTAAATCAAACCTTAACTTACTACCATCATACTTTGATCCGTAATTAAAGTCAATCATTAACTCTACAGGAGGATGAAAATCCCCAAAACATTTTCCAGAAAAATCTGAATAGTAAGTTGCTTCTTCTTGTTGTGCTGGTTTAGTTGTTTTTTTCATTCATGTATTCCTTAACTGTTTCCCAAAGTGATTCTATATTGTGGCAAATTTCATTGTTGTCTTTATCAAATGCTTTTAGTGGTTCTTTATCACTAAACATGCTTGGCTTTTCGTATAGATACCAATCTATCCAATCTTTACCTTCTACATTGAAAGTAGATAGCATTAAAGCTCCAATTACTTCTTGATAAATTTCATCATAGTCTATCAAATTTATACCCAACTGATACAAAGAATGAGATCGTTCTCTGCCTTTTTCTAAGTTTTTGATTAACTTTTCGAATTGTTTGTATTCCATATTAAAATTCTATTTGTAGTGTTGTGAATACATTTGTTTCTTTTATTTCGTTCTTAAAAGCGTCTAAGTCCACGCTCAATGCATTAGATAAGCTAACAATGTATTTGTGGTCTTCATACAGTTTAAACTTGTATGCTATATTATTCTTTGATGTTAGATTTTCAGAGTCTTGTTTTATGTAATTTACATTACCGTTAAAGCTTACCTGAGCAAAACTAATGTTAGCACTTAATAGAATTAAAGCAAGTATATTTTTCATAGAAAATTTCTAATAATAAAGTATCGAATGCTATCTAAAAATTTAGATAAAGAATAACATCCTCTTCCAATTTTATTCCAAACCCAAAACCAACCAGAGTATTTCCTAATCTTATAGGAAATACTATTTTGTCTACTCTCGTAAGTTTTCCAATACTCATCCATCTTTACTTTACGGTTTTCGTATTTTTCAACCTTAGCTAATTCTAGTTTATCTAGTTTTCCGTAAACAAAATATGCATCAAAATCTACCCAAATGGATTCTTCATCATTTAAGTCAAGAGTCTCATAAAAAGTAATTTTACCATGAAAATCTACTTTCTTTGTTTCTTGCTTTACTACTTTTTGATCTTTAACAATATTCCAAGGTTTGTGATCTTTGTGTTTTTTTTCTTCTTCAGTGTAATACGTATACTCATACTCTATTACCTCTTCCAATAGTTCCCCATCTTCTGAAATAATATAAGTCTCTAAACAATTATCCAAATCTTTAGTTTGAAATTGTGTTTCATCCCACTTTACAGAAAGATTCTTTAGTTCATCTGTTAGTGGCAATTCTCTCTTGCATTTGATATATGAAAACATTCCCATAAGTTTTATTATATTTTATTATTTTATATTGTCAAGTATTATAACCAATTTAAAGCACAAGAAGTAGCAGGAAATTCTTTAATGAAAATTTTCTTAATCTCTTCTGCAATAATTCTGTGTTCCTTTTGGGTGTCTTCCTTGGTTCTTAAATCAATGTAGAATAACCAACTTCTTATATTTCCTGTCATGTACAATGTAGTGGATGTCGTCAAAGGCAGAACCATTCTAGCACATTCTTTAGCTAAACCATTTTTAATAAGTTTATCATAAAGTTCTTTACAATTAGTTAAAGTGGTATCAACTTCATATTTTAATTCTGGTGACAAATCTACTTCTTCATCCCCAACTTGTCTATTTGTTTTACCCTGCATTCTCCATTCAATATCTTCAAAAGAAGTTGATTGGGAATATCTTTGTGAAAATTCTTGAAAGCTAAAGCTTCTATGTCTAAGAATCTGTGCTGCAATAGCTCTCGATGTTTTAATTTCTACACACATATTAACCATTTCGTATGGACTGAAATGTTTGTGGGTGATTAGATACTTTAGAAGCTTTGGAGCAGTTTCAGTATTTAGTTGATTTGAAGGATTAGAAACTCTTGCACAATAAGATATCAAATCTTCAGCTGTTTTTAGTCCCTCTATATTAGGTTGAGTAAGTGATATTAATTTAATCATGTCCAGAAATAATTTCTCCGTTTGATAAGTTGAGTTAAAACTTCTGTATCTCGTTTTTCGATCTCTTCTTCGATTCTATTGACATCCTTATATTTTACTTCATAAGGAATACCATCATCTACCATTTGAAATAATTTTCTTCCGTTTTCATCCGTTTTTTGCTCAAACATATCGTCAAAGTCTTTATGAGGAGGGTATGCATTTTGTAGATCAATTTCCAGTTGAGGTCTAATTTTAGTTACATATTCATAAGCTTCTTCCAACCATTTTGCAAATTCACTATGTTTTTCTGTTGCTTCCCAATCTACAATATCTGCTTTAAATTCGTCTTCGTAGAATGCTTTAATAAATTCAAAATTAACACTCACTACCAATTCAGTAACATCAACCCAAGTACGAGGAATAGACTTTCTAATCTTTTGGTTTTGAGGTTTAATGATTGGTCTAATTTTATCGTAATATGTCATTCTCCAGCTATAAGGAAACAAATCCCAAGCATCCCAAAAGCCATATTTTTCAAAAATATAACTCCTTACTTTTCCAAATAGAGTTTCATCCTTTTTGGGAAAATCTTTCAAGCAGTGATTTTTAGCTATAAATTTTTCTTCGTTCATTTTTTATTGATCCATTTAGTAAATTTTTCAGCAGTATCTTGCAAGTGTTTTTCACAAGCAAACATGGCAGCTTCTTCTGTCTTATAAAATTTATTAGAGACTCTTGTAGCATCATCATCAAATTTACTAAAAAATAAACATCCAACAAACCTTTTTGAGTCTTCCATGCAATAGTATTCGTCTACGATATATTCCCAATTGATAATAGGTACTTTTGCAGAATGCCAGTAGCCAGATTTATCATCGAGCCACTTTTTCTTCCAATTTAATTTAGTTTTCATTTTAGGTTCAATAAATAGTCTATATATTTTTGAAGATTTGTCAAGTCTTCTTCTAAGATTCCACAAACTTCTAATTTCGCTGTTGGTCCAGAATAACCTTCTCTGTCATGCAATTTTACTTCTGGATAGTATCTCAAATCAAATGTAAAATAATCTTCAAAAACTGGCATCAATGCTTCAAGATGAATTCTTTTGACCTTTTCATGTTGACTCCTAAAACCGAATTGCCAAAATGTTGAAGATTCTTCTATATCTGGCTTTTCTTTAGCAACCGACATATCTTTCCAGTTGCCGCAATAACGACCATCAGCATACCATAAGCATTGAAGATTCTCAAAACCATATTGCTTTAGAACTTCTCTAAAAGAATCTACTTTTTTAATTATTTTAATTAATTCTGGACTCATGTATTTTTTTCAAAAAATGTTCTGGCAATTTGTCCCATGCTTTTCCAATCTTCGTAAGTATCATCACCATCAATAAAGATATCCTCTATTTTCATTAATGCATCTATTGCTGCGTCTCGTTGATTGCAAATTTCATTAACTTCCAGCATGTTTTCTGTTGCAAGTTTGTCATAATCTTCGAGTGCTACGCATTTTGTTCCATCAGCAAGTTCTATTATTTGAGGGATATATTTCATTTTGTTTCCTTCCAAGTGAAAACTGATTTTGTGTCGTATGGTGTGCTAATCTTCATTTCCGCATATCCTAGCTTAATTGCTTCTTTCTTAATTGGATCAACTACAAAAATAAACATTAACGATGCAGTAAGAAGAAAACCTGCATAAACACCGCCAATAAATGCTACTGTTGATTTATTCATATTATTTTTAAAAGTTTTCCCAAAGAACTTTCTGTCTTTGTTGAGTAACTTTATCTGCATTTGGAGTATCACAAAGTTTCCAAAATGCATTATTGATTGCTTGTTGTTGCTCTTTGTCTGAAAACTCTCCGTTGGAAACTCTGTGGCTGTAGCTCCAATTATCAGCATTTGCGACTAACTCTGCAATACATCCATGATTACCAGAAATACAGCACATATTGATCTTGTGCAGGAAAGCCTCATATTGGGCTACCTTTTGTCTGAGTGTTGGTGTCTTCATGTAGTCAATATTAGTGGAATCGTTAGGACAGGGCAAGCTTTTTTACTAATTTTCCGCTCTCGTCATACATATAATCTTCAAAAACATTACCGACAATTTCTAAAGAGTCAAATGCTATATTGGAAATTTCATAATGCCAATCTACTACATAAGCACACAAATCACAACTATATTTGACCTCACCAATTATATCAATTCCTTCTAAACCATACGTACCTTTTACTATATCACCCTCATAAACCTCTTTCATGTTCTTGTCGAGGATACCAAGAAACTGTTGAGGAACAAGAAGAGAGTCGTCAAACAGTTCGTCTACTGCTCCATTGTAATTGTAATTTGTTATAAAACCTTTTGCTGCATTACACCAAAATCTGTATTTGTTTTTATTCATTCATCAAAGTTTTTCTTATTAAATCTACTAGATAATAATAACTCACGCCTGACACGCGACAAGTATAACGAGATTTCTTAATATCGTAATTATCACCGTTTGCTACCGCAACTACATCGGCTTTATTATGCATATCCATCATTTCAGCTTTTTCGTATTCTTTTTGGTTTTTGTATATAGTAATCATAACAGTATTGATATTAGAGTTTATTGATTCGTTTCAGTAACTTGCTAGCTTCTTTAGTTCTTTCGATCTTAATCTTTTGTAGTTGTTTAATAAGATAGTCTGCGCCTAGAATTTCTCTATATAAGTCATTCAAGTCCAATACTTTTTCATGATGAGAAGTACTAATAAAAGACTTAGGTTCTGTGTAGTTGTCGTTTGCGATGTCGTGAAGAGTTGTATCAAGCAAGTCAAGAATGTCTTCTTCCATCTCAAAAGAGATTTTGATTTTGCCAGGTTGTTTGTATGTAGTAGTCATTACAGGGAAGATTCTATTGGTTTATGGTGGACAGATCAATTATTTTTTTGATCGTATATCAATGATGACTTGTTCTCTGTTTTCTGTACGAATATGATCGACTTCCTTTTTTTCTTGCGGCTTAGGGGCAGTTTCCACTAAGATAAAAGATAGAAACAATATAAAAAATAAAAATGCTGTTATTATCGGATTTAAATAGTGTGAATATTCTTCATATAACCACTTATGTAATTTGTGTTTTATTGTTTTCATGGAAGTATAACAAATAAAAAAATTAAAACGTTAACAATTAGAAATATCCAATAGAACCTCCATTTAAAAACACTTATTCTGTTTTCTGGTATGCGTCCCAAAAACTGCCAATAACCTATACTCCATTCAACAACTACATAAGCAAACAATAACATAAACATTGCAACAAACAGGCCACCTTGTCCGAGAAAGCTATTTGGATCTACATCATCCTTAATGAGAGCTTTCGTGAGTTTATCGTTTACATAAAGAAAAATATCATACAAATATTCTTTAACTGTATTGTAATAATAGTATATTACATCTCCTACTGTTTGCCAGTTTTCTGGTATTTTCCAGTTTTCGTCTTCTGCTGTTAAAGTTTGTATTTTTTCTGCTATTTCTACAATCATTTCATCCTCGTGAGGATCATGTACAGTGACTGTATCTTCGAGACGTTCTGGTGAAAGCTGTTGGAGTTGTTCAAGTAGTTCTTTGTATGTCATGGTTTTGATATTAGAGGTTGTTTGAGGAAATGTCAAATCAATTCAATTGATATCGGCGGTTTTCCAATAGTCACATCATCAACTGGTTGGACATCATCTACTTCATCATATGTTGGTTCGTAGCAAACTCCTATATTGTGGATAACTGGCAAATCTCCCCAAAGATTTTTTTGATGTTGGAGTTTCTCGATGAGTTCTGAAATTTTCATAGCTTATATGTTAGAGATTATTTCTGGAAACGTCAATCTTTTTTTGCATCTTCTCCAAAAATTAATTTGTGTAATTTATCCAAACCTTCTTGATGAACATCCCATTCTTTTTTAAGACCCAAGCAATAGCAAATCTTTTCTGCTAGAGGATAAAGAAAGTCTTGTTCATATTTCAAATATACATAAAAATAATGAGGCTTTCTGGTCTTAAACAATCTCATCAACCACATGATTATATTTGCAATAAATTCAGAGATTCTAAATAAACCACCTACTATTACAATACTAACAATTTTTTGTTTGAATGTCATGTTAATCTTTATTTTTAAAAGTTTCTCCAAAGAAATATCCAAGAACAAACCCTAAACCTATTAAAAGCAATTGAATGATTTCTGGTTCTCCAAAGTGCATATCAAGGACTTGTTGTATTTGGAATTGGATTGCTGGTGCTTAGAGGTTTTTGCCACATTGGATCTCTTCGTATACCAATTTTTGCAAAATCTTCATCAAACTTAGCTTTTTTTTCTCTCCATTTTTTCTGCAATTCAAGATTTTTTGGACTGAGAATGTATTCTCCAAACTCATTATAACCTTCTTCTGTCATTTTTTGATCAACTTCATCAAAGAAGATCATTTCATTTTCGCCTGTAGTTTTTAAAGGCATTGTTTCATCTGGAGGATTATATTTTGCGGTAACTTCAATATTATTAGCAGCAAGTGTCCTTAAAAAGTCATCATATTTTTTAAGAATTGGAAATGAATTACCACCAGCATTCATAAGAGCTTCACCAAGTTGCATGAAGTTTTTTAGATATAGATTCACGTTTTCTTCTTTTGTTAGTATTGGTTTCATATTATTCCTCCCACTTTCCGAGTGTTTTTAGAAAAGCCTCTGCGCGTTGTTTGGCGGTTGCTGTGGTTGTTTCAAATGTGCGACTTCCTTCTTCACAATTGCAACATATCAGTGCCAAGTGCCAGAGATATTCTCCTCGCTTTGTAAGTATCAGCGTCTTCTCCGCTTCGTGCATTGCGTTGAGGTCTTTGCAGTAGTTTGGGATTCCCTCCTTGTATTGACAAGGACCACCATTTGGTGGTTTTGCAAATGTTTCTTTGTAGGTAACGAACTGCCACCCACACGCCTCAGCGATGGCAATATTGATTTCTTCGTTTGTCATAGTTTAATATTAGAGATTGTTTGAGGAATAGTCAATCTTTATTTTACCCAGCATCAAAAAAATTATTTTCTTCAATTAGATATTACAGGATCGAGATTTTTCTTAGCAAAAGCCATAGTAGAACCATCAGAATGTTTTACTAAAAATTTTCCGTTCTTGTATTGCTTCTGTACAGTACAAACCTGTCCAATATATTTTCTATATTCTTTAGTCATATATAAATCATTATTTCGATTAACAATAACATCTTGTTGTTCTGTAATAATTTTTTCCATTTTGCTTATCTAATCCAATCAGAAATATCCCAATA